AGGTAGAAACAACATTTTCACGCTGAAAAACATTGGCACCTTCAATGGCACGGCCAACGCAATCAGGGTACAGATGGCCATCGTTTCAATCGCTGTAGACGGCAATAAGTCTATCGAGTTTCGGGCAACGAAAAACGCCATTGTCACTGGATCTTATGCAGACATAGACACGGCGAACAGCGTGGTGCAGGTTCTTGTTGGTGGCGCAGCGCCCACAAACGGCGTTATCGGTGCCGGCACTGTTCACGGAAAAGTTTCATCGCGCCGTGATGACGTTCGAGGCACTGGATTTTACATGCGACCGAACGAAACATTGACCTTTGAAGCGGTGCCAGAGGGCGCATTTACTGGCACGGTTTCGCTTTCGGTTCGTTGGATTGAGGAGTTTTAAATGGCTGTAATAATTGGCACAGATTCATATACAGACGAGGCGGCGCTTTCCGCATACGCGGCGGCCAGAGGGCTGACGATTGCGGGTGACCCGACACAGCTTTTGCTACGCGCAATGGATTTCATTGAAACGCGCAGTTTTGTTGGAACCAAAGCCACTAAAGTACAACCGTTACAATGGCCGCGCAGTGGCGTGTCAATAGACGGTTGGAGCGTGGCCAGTGATGAAATACCTGCAAAGCTGGTAAAGGCGCAGATAGAAGTTGCACTATCAATGGACGCATCAAGCGACCCAATGGCCACAGAGGGCAGGGCGATTTCATCGACCACCGTTGGATCTGTGTCTGTCACTTACGCAGACAAAAGCGAGGTGTCACGGCCAAAGATTGACATGGCGCTTGTTGGCTTGGTCCGTGATGGCATTGAAGTGGTGTTTATATGAACTACGGCGAACTGACGATCATGGCCAGTGGCCTGTTGAAAGAATTCGGCGCGGAATTTACTTTCGAGAGAGCGACAGAGGGAGCATTTAGCCCTACCACTGGCGACATGATACCCGTTATTACAACGTGGACCGGATACGGTGTTATTGGTTCGTTTGATTTCGCCCATGTCAATGAGACAATCAGGCAGGGTGATTTCCGTTTGACGCTTGAGTCAACAACGGTACCGCCAATGGTAGGCGACACAGTGAATGGTTTCACCATCGTAAACGTGGCGGCGGTGGTGCCAAACATGCAGGAGGTTATTGTTTATGAGTGCCATTGTAGACTTTAAAAAGATCTCAGACGCGATAGGCGGCGACATTAGGAAACACATTCAAGCCTATGCGCTTGAACTGGGCGCCTCAATCTTAGAAAGAACACCTGTGGATGTTGGTATTGCGCGAAATTCATGGTTTTTTGAATTGAACGCCGTTCCGAAAGCAGAGGCAAGATTTCCGTCAGACTATAAAGAACTAAAAAAACAGAATAAATCGGTAAAAGATAGCGATTCAGTGAATTCTTTGCGAAAGGCAGTCAAAGATTACAAGCTGGATGACACTTTTTACATCGTGAACCGAACGCCATACATCGTTTATATAGAAAATGATTTCGGTGTCGTCAAGGGTGCTATCGACCAAGCCAGAATTGAAATGTCAGATACAATTAAAACGGCGGGATTATTATAATGGCTACTCATTACGCGGATATTTCAGCAGCATTGGACAGCAGACTAAATGATTTAGGCGTTCCAGTAGCATGGGAGAATGTTTCACATTTCCCTGCAGATGATATATGGATCCAGACGCAAAACATGACTACCGACACGACACAGGCCGAACTGGGCAGGCTTGGCGCGGATCGGACAATAGGGATTTACATTTTAAAGGTTTGGGGAAAAGCTGGGTTAGGCAAGGGCGCCATAATTAGAATGGCGGATACAGTATGCGACCACTTCCCGCGTGGCGGAGTTTATTCAAACGGCGGGGTTGACGTAAGAATTAGGCGCAACAGGATCGGGCAGATCACAAGCTATGAAAGCAAAGTGATGATGGCCGTGGAAATTTACTATGAAGCATATACAGCAGCGCGATAGCATTCGCCAGTTTTTGCGGTATTATGAATAAAACTTAATTGAGGTACACGACATGAGCAAAGCAGTTGGCGCACAACACGAAACGGATTATGTGGTCGAATCAGTTTTCGGAACGACCCCAGCGACCCCAGCGATGACACCAATTCGGCACACTGGTTTCACTTTGGGATTAACTAGATCGGCAATACAAAGCGCTGAATTACGCGCTGACCGTCAAATCACTGATTTACGTCTTGGCAACAGATCCGTTGCTGGTGACGTCAGTTGTGAATTTTCCTATGGCACCTTTGACGACTTTCTTGCCGCTTCACTTGGCGGAACGTGGGCGACTGGTGTTCCTATTGCTGGAACGGACCAGCTAAAGGTTGGCGAACTACTGCCAAGCTATACTTTGCGCCGTTGGTTCAGCGATATTAATGTTTTTGAAGTTTTCACAGGCGTCAGATTTTCTGGTATGTCTATGAGCATACAGCCAGACGCAATAGCGACAGTGACATTCAGTTGCATTGGCAAGGATAAAGCAAATTCTGACATTTCTGGCGCTACCAAGAACAGCGCAACGACAAATTCACCTTTGACTGGCCACGAAATTGGCACAATCAAAGAGGGCGGTGTCACTTATGCTGGAATGACTGGAATAGATCTGTCACTTGATAACGGAATCGAAGCGGCTTTTGAACTTGGATCCAGCAGCAGCGGTGACCATACGGTAAGTCAGTCCAATGTTACCGGCACGGTTACCGCTTATTTCACCAGCGCTGCCTTGCTTGATAAGTTTATCAACGAAACTGAATCGAGCCTTGAATTTACCCTGACCGATGTGGACGGGAATGCGGTTCGTGTGTTGCTGCCGCGCATAAAATTCACTGGTGGTCAGCCTGATGTTGGCGGAGCGGGCGCGGTGTTGCTTTCAATGCCTTTTCAGGCGCTTTATGACACCGTTACTGGAACAAACCTACTCATTGAAAGGACCCCTGTCTAATGAACTTTGACGAATTCATTGAAAAGCATGGAACGGCCACAAAGCAGGGTGCTGGCGCCAAATTACCAATTGGCGATACTGGTGAATTCTTGCTGGTGGTTGGCTTAGAGTCAAAGATTGGCCAAACCGCGTCGTGGGATATGGCGCGCATGAACAAAGCCAGCGTGAATTTTGCGGAAGATATGCGGGCTTTATATGCGCGGCTAGTCATTGGCTGGTCATTCGATGACAAGATGACCCACAAAAAGGTTGTCAGGATCTTTGAAGAACGTCCAGCGCTAATGGGCGAGGTAGTGGAGTTTGCGCAGAACAGTGAAAATTTTACTACGCCCTAATACCAGAACTGGTGGCCTTTGCTAAACATGAATTAGCACTGGCCACCAAAGTTGGTGAAAATGGGGCGACAAGAAAAGAGCATTTTGAAAAGCTAAAGCGCGGCGGCTATGCCGTACCAGAATTAGAAAACGCACCAGAATTACCTGAAAGGCTTTCATATTTGTGGGCGGCTTATCTTAGTATGATTAATTCTGGCTGGCCGCTAGGATTTGAGGAGGTCCGAGCGTGGAGCGACATGACTGGCGCTGCATTACTTGGATGGGAACTGACAGCGATAGTTAGCGTCGAAAACGCGAGGAAAGAGAGCCATGGCTGATTATGAGCAATCTGTTGTTGTAGAGATAGAAACAACGGGCGGAAAAGCCGCCATAAAAGAACTGGATGGCGTTGGCAAAGCAGCTGACCGTACAGAAGAACACGCACAGGACCTTTCAACCACACTATCAAACCAGCTTACAAAATCAATGGACGGCGTTGCGCGCCATGCCAATTCTGTCAAAGATGGAATGAAGAAAATAGGCAAGTCCATGGCAGTCGTTGGCGGCGCCGCTATTGCGGCCACAGCAGCGCTGGCGAAACTCACCTTGACCCATGCTGGCAACGCCCGTGAATTGAAGAACATGGCAGACATTGCCGGACTAAGTACAACGGATTTGCAGGAGTGGGGCTACGCCGCCAAAGGCGTTGGCATGGACATGGATGGGCTGTCTCAGGTTTTGATGGACTTCAATGACCGCGTTGGTGATGCTGCCATTGGCAGTGGACCGCTGATGGATTTCTTGGAACAAGTCGGACCACAGGTCGGAGTGACGTTGGCGGATTTCCAGCGGTTGTCATCGTCTGAGGGCTTGCAGCTTTACGTTTCCAGCTTAGAAAAGGCGGGTAAAAGCCAGCAGGACATGACTTTCTATATGGAATCAATGTCTGGCGGCGCGACAAAGTTATTGCCATTACTAACCCAGCAGTCAGAAGAACTGAATCGACTAAGAGATCGAGCGAGGGCGCTTGGAATCGTAATGTCGGAAACTGACCTTGCACAGCTGGCCGCCAGTGGGAAATCATTCAGTGACATTGGAGAGATTTTCACAGCGACAATGGCGCGCATTTCCACAGCATTGGCACCACTGATTACGCATTTTTCAGAAAAATTCACTGACGCCGCAATTGAAGCGGGCGGATGGGAACAGGCAACACAAAACGCCATTAGTAAAATCATTATGGGTTTTGGTCGTTTAGTCGATGCTTTCAGGCCGCTGGTGAAAGTTTACGAGACTATGAAGCTGGGGATCCAAACAGTCAGCTGGGTTTTTCTTAAAGCGTTTGAGAATTGGGCAAAGATATTTGACATGACAATGCACATCATGTCGAAAGGCTGGAAATTGTTCATTGACGGTATAAACGCTGGTGCCACATGGTTAGCAAACAAAGGCGCTGGCTTTTTCATGCCAATGGCCAAGGGCGCCGATGCAGTTTTCGCAAGCGTGAACGAATTGTTCAATTCCTTTATCGCAAAATATAACAAAGTTGCTGGTTTTTTAGGCATGACCCCGCTGGAATTTTCTATTTCTGATGGTGGTTCGATGCAAGCGCGGCTTGATGCGCTGATTGGCGGCGAAACATTGATTGCGCCCATAGCCATGCCCGAATTTGTATCAAGCGCGGCCACGGTCCAACTGGGCGAAATGGCCGACAAAATGTTTGCTGGCATGGTTGATACAGCAAATTCTTTGGGCGATTTTTCATCCACTGGTGATCGTTTGGTTAAAAGTTTTAACGACATTAGCGATGCGGCCAGAGCAAAGGCGGCAGCGGCGGTTGAGAGTGACAACAAAATTGTTGAAAGCGCAGAACAGGCGGCGGCAAAGTTGGAAGAAATTTCTAAGTCTAACTCGATCAGTTGGGCCGAGAGTATGCGAAGTCGCGCTGGCAAAGAACAGCGATCAAAAGACAAGGATGACGATGCAAAGCTAAAAGCTGACCAGCTGAAAGCAGAAGAAACACTTGCTGACCAGAAACTTACCGTGACAAATGGCTTAATGAGCGCCATAGATGCGGCGATGGCGGCTGGATCTGAAAAGGAATTTAAACGCGGCAAAGATGCAGCGATTGCAATGGCCGTTATTAACACAGCACAAGGCGCGACAAAGGCATTCGGTCAGGGTGGTTTTTGGGGATTTGCGGCGGCGGCGGCAGTGATTGCGGCTGGTATGGCGCAGGTAAACAAGATCAAACAGACCAAATTCAAAGGCGGCAGCGGTGGCGCGGCAAGCGTTCCGTCAGCACCAACGCTTTCCGGTCAGGATAGCGGATCAGGCGGTGCAAGCAGTCAGGCTGGATCTACAACACAGTCAGTTTCGATCAATATCACAGGCGGCAGTTTTGGTTCTGGTGCTGGTGATGACGTTATTGCATCCCTGAAAGACTTTTTCAGCCGCGATGGTGTATTATT